ATGCCCAGATAAAGTACCGTGGTCAGTGATGGCAATTGCTGGCATCCCTAACTCAACTGCACGGTCAACGTATTCTTCTGGAGTAGCAATCCCATCAAATAAACTAAAATGGGTGTGGACATGTAAGCCTACGTAGTTCATATTACCAATCTGCGTTGGTAGATGAAGTTACAGATGGACCGTCAAAGCCCAAATAGTATGCTTCCTGCTCGGCATAAGGAATCTTCTTAAGTGCTGACTCAAGAGGATAAGGCTCAATTGCCTTCCAATCAAATGGTTCCTTGTCTGGTGCTGATGGAATAAGTGTGTAATTAGTTTCAGTACCCTGACCATTACGCTTTAACTTCCATAGTACGTTTGAGATGCTACCTGTTTCTAGTGCATACTCACGAATTGTATTGAATGATGACTGCTTGCTGATACCCATTGACCAGATTGCAACATACGGTGCTTCAATTCCATCGTCAACTAATACGTTGCAATAGAAGCGGAGGCGACCACGCCAACCTGCTTTTGGATCCTTGCGGTGCATTTCTTCTGCCCAGTCACGGCCTTCAGATTCCAATGTGTCTACAGCCTTGCGCTTGTAGTCCTTTGGATTTACGTGCTCCTTAACAACAAGTGCTAGTCCACGCTTTTCATTATAGTTTGCAGAGTCTTCATCGAGTTCTTCGATAAATCTGATCTTTACAGACTGACCATCTGCTAGTTTTAGCCACTTTAACTTTGGCCCGTCGTTTTCATACTTTGGCTTGTCGAGCAGGGCATTGATGTTCTTGAGTCCCTTTACTACGCTCATATATTTCTCCTTTGGTTGTTATCTTAGTTTAGCATAAGAGATATTGATTTGTCAAACTGGAACTCTAAGTTCTTAAGTTCTTCATCTGGCATATCTCCGATGTCTTTATATTTTGTGTTTAGATTAATAACAGAAACACGAGAAGAAAGTTTTTCAACTATTCTGTCTTTCATGTTTCCTCCTGCCTCATCATTATCAGCAATAACAATAATGTTATTGAAATACTTTTGAAGCAATTCTATTTGTGTACTTGATACGTTTGCACCAAGTGTTGCTACTGCTGGGAGTCCAACCTGATCAAGTCTAATTGCATCAAAAGATGACTCCACTACATATACTCTATCAGATTTCTTAACTCTGTGCAAGTTAAAAAGTGTTTTACTTTTTGGAAGACCTGGAGTATTCTTAAAATCTTTTCCTTCAATAGATCTGCCAACAAACCCCAATGGGATTCCATCTGGGCTATGCACTGGAACAGTTACCATATCTTGCTTTTCTGAATACCCTAATGAGAACTTTATGCAAGAAGGCTTTTCAATTTTTCTATATGTGAAATAGTTCCTTGCTCTTTCTGAGGCAACAAGATTGTTGTGCAGTCTTTTAATAATTAGTTCATCAAATGTTTTATAGGTTTCTTCTTTTACAAGAACCTTGTCGATCTCTGTAGTAATATTTGTTAATTTTTCTTTGCTCTTAATAAATCTAGCAGACTCAAAATAAGTTCTACCAGAGGTGTGCATAACAAGTTCTATAAGGTCTGCAGACTTTTGACAAGAAAAACAAAAGAACATTCCGCTACCCTTTTGTACTTCTCCTGCTGGGGTTCTGTGGTTATTGTGGAATGGACAAAAGATCATAAAGTCTGCATCAAGTTCAGACTCTACGGTAACACCCGATCCTGTAAGGACTCGCTTGACTTGTTCTGCGGAATAAAGATGGGATTGGTTCCGTCTATTCCTGCTATCCATGTGCTCTTCCTTTTCCCTGCGTAGACTGCCTGTATTGATAATTCAAATTCAAAAAAGTTCTTAATCTCATTATACCTTATTGTGAAGTCTGGGTCAAGATCAATTCTTGGTACATAGCCACTTAACTTCATTTCTGTTATTAATAATCTAACATACTCTTCTTTGAGCCTGCCGATCATTGAGTCGTCATAGATTACACCATCAAGATAAAACCTTTTAATTGTCTTATGATGGTATGAATCATTAGTGCTGGCACTCTTCTTTGACATACCATATTATAACTACTTATCTTCAAAGTCTTTATATCTGTAATATCCCTTGTCAAAATCGCATTGAACAAGGAAATCTCCCATAAAGCCATTACGGTTCTTTCTAAAAGCACACTCGATAATGTCGCTATTATTACCACGGCCTAGGGCTAGGACCCAGTCAGCATCATAGGCAATCTGTCTTGACCAAGCAGTCTGACCTAGTGTAGGTACTGTCGATAGGTCATTTACATCGTCTGGAGTAGCAGATGAGATAGCAATGATCGGCACCTCTTCACCAATAGCCATTAGTTTAAGTTCTCTTGAAAGGTTCTTCATTCGTACCGTTTCGTTATCTGACTTCTGATTAGGAGCCATTAACTGTAGGTAGTCAACGATTACAAAGTCTGGCTTGTACTGGTCAATCTTTCCACGAAGTACTGAAGGGTTAATCTCTCCACCCTGATCATTTGAAATAATGTGAAACTCTGGCTTTCCNTGAAGATTCTTTTCATGCCATTCTTTTAACATGTCCATCTCAACTTCACCATTACTTAACTTTCTATGTGACCATCGTCCCTCACCCATGATTGTAAATACACGGTTACGGACTTCTGTTTCACTCATTTCAAGACTGATGACTAGTGGGCTACGACCCTGTTTCCAGGCCTGTACAGCGAAATAGAGAGCCAACCATGACTTTCCGATACCTGGGTATGCAAGGAAGACTCCCAACTGCCCTGGCATGATTCCTGAAGGAAGGTAGTTGTCAAATCCTGGAAGTCCAGTCTTGATACCAACATGGCCAAGAAGTTGCTGCTTCTTTAGATTTTCAAAGTAAGCAACGGCAGATTCAAGATCCGTAACATCGATATCTCTAATTGCAGCAGTATTCTTTTTTAGTTCTGAAGTCTTTGTAATTAATTCATTAAGGGCACCAGTTCCATTATTATTTTGGATATCAGATGCTGCAGACCTAATTATATCTTTTAGGCTGTCTGTAAGGTATTCACCCTGTAACTCTTCAAGGTGATGCTTTGTTGCACCAATACCTGCTACTGGCTCAAAGTCTCTAAACTTTTCAGTAACCAATTCTACTGGTGGAAGAACTGAATTGTTCTCAAAATATAGTCTAACAAAGTTCCAAATATCGCCATGGGTTCTAAGAAGGTTGTCAACATTTGCTTGAAGAAGAACATGGATCTGTTTATCTTTTAAAACAGCCGTAAGCAGTTTTGCCTCTGTATTATTCACTTAACCACTCCTTTGCCATTCGTCTGCGCTCTGCTCTTTCGGCATTATCTTTTATCTTATCTCTTTGTGCTTGTAATATTTTTTCTGCGTTATATGCAAAATGATTCCAAGAAGGATTCTCTGCAACTGAAAAGTAATACTCAAGTATATCGTAGCACCCTTGTAATGTATATGATTCTACAAGAGCATCAGATGCCCACTGTTCTACATTTAGGTTAAGGGATGGCTTTGATTCGTACCTTTCGGTATGATACTTGCTGTATCTTGAAAGCAAAGCCATACGGTCTTTGCGTTCGGCCATTACTTCTCTTCAGCCTCGCTCTGTGCTTCCAGAATCTTTGCTGTAAGTTTATCTTCAACAAACTTGTACACACGCTCAAAAGACTGATCTACTGTCTCCCCATTGCGTGAACTGTCAACAACACCAAGGTCAAGTCTTAGTGATTGAAAATTTCCTAGATTAAGTGTGTATCCTAGTGTTACAGATACCTTTGTTGGTTCATTTGTTACTACATAGTTGCTGTCTGACATTTTATACCCTTCGCTAAATAGATTCATTCCAAATTGGAACAAATCGCCCATCTTCAGTTCTTCTATAAGTAAGTATACCATCGCCCATTCTGCGTGTCAACTCTTGCTTGCTAGGCGTGATATCATTTGTAATTAACTTATCTTTCCTTGGTCTGCCAATATGATGTGAAGCAAGTATATCACGAATCTCTCTAACTTGCGATTCAGAGTAATATGATCTTACTTGAAATCCTCTTGCCCCACCCTTTTGAGATCCCGTTGGAAATGGAATGACTCCTCGTTTCATTAGTGATGGCATATATTTTTTATGACGATTAACTAAATCAGCAGTCTGACCTACCGTGTATGCTCGCTCTCTTTTATTTTTAAAGTCACTAATTAAACAACTTTCAATTTGATCTTTGTTTATATTATAAACAGACATTATTCCATTAGAGTGGTTATAGTGGTGTATTCTAACTAGGCTTCCGTTAAGAAACCAAACCTTTTTGTTACCTGGTATTACAGGTGACTCATTGTATTTTTCGCTCTCAATTGTTCCCTTTTTAGTAACCATTGACCCTCCTGAGAATTGCTAGGTGGATGAAAAAACTTTCTCTGTCCGCAAAGAATGCAGTATAATTCTAGGTTGTTTATTTCTGTATATTGCCTATCTATAAACATTCTTCCATTACATTTTTTACATTTAATCATTAATTTGGTATTCCAATAATAATTAAGTTAATACCAATACTTGTGTCTCCTCCAGCATTAAACTTAACAGTTCCTTCGACCTTTGAGGTTGAGATACTTTTTAATGTAACTGTGACATCTTTACCAGCATCTGTATTTCCAACGTTGACTGGTGATGCTGTTACGATTGGAGCAAACTTAAATTCGCTTGGAAAGTCATAAGAAAATGTTAGTGAAGATCCAGCAGTTTGGGTTGTGCTTGTTGTGACCTGAACGTATCCGCCAATGAACCTAGTCTCAGATGCCTTGGCACTTTGCTTTGCTGCATTTGGTGTATCTACAGTTACATACTTATAAACTGATGGAGATACCTGAACAGAAAGATCATTAATAGCCTTAACAATCTGATAGATATACGTTACGTCTAGCGGTTGACCTCGCTCTGGTACGGGTAATATTGCCATACTATAATTATACCAGACTCACGATTTCAGAATCATAAACTTCCAAATCATTTGTAAGAACTGGATTTATTGATGATATCTGAACTACAGCCCTTACTGACTGTGTTCCTGTTTTTAAAAATGAATAATTTTGTGATCCAGTAGTTCCCAAGTAAGAAGGAGTTGCTCCATCAAATCCTACAAATATATCATAAGTAATCTGTATTGAAACTTCCCCTACTGCCCAGTTTAAAAAGACTGTGTTTCCAATAAGGTTTATATCTCCTGGTCCAACTGCAACAGCCTCAGAACCAAGAACAAATATTTTTGAATAGGCTGACTTTCTATTTCTATCTTCTGCAATTATTCTAAATCTTAGAACTCTTGAGTTAGAAGAAGTCACCTTTCCAAGTGATTCCTTTTTAATAATAACATTCTTTATTCCTTTGTCTGCCATTATTAAACACCCAGGGCAAATCTAAATTCAATGTAGTTTGTTGTATTTGCTGACTTGATAATTGGTTTAGCACCTACAGTTTTAATTACAGAGTAACCAGTCAGACCATACAAAGAGTTTGTTGATGTAATGTTTTCTAATCTTAATCCATCTAGGCATACATAGAACTGGTCTGATGGCAAGTTGTTCTCAGTAACACATGCATAAATTTTTGCTACAGCAACCTCACGCCAATCAAAATTATCTGTTTTGTTTAGATCTCTAAGTGCTTTTGTTGCAACAACATATCTATTAGAAGCAAAACTTATTGTCTCTTCTGCTGTTCCTGCTACATAGCCTACATCATCAATGTCTACTTCAAACCTTGCATACTCTTGGCTAGAGTTTAAACCAGTATGAGAAAACTCTAATAATATCTTAACATTGTCTGGAACGGTATTAGAATTAGCAACCTTACTAACAACGGAAAATGCTAATCTTAATTCATCTAGTGGACTATTTTTTGTAAAATCTACAGTCGTTTCGTTAAGTCTTATGTACTTTGATCCAGAGCCTATGTCTAGTTTGCCTGAAACATTTCTTGTAAGTGTAGAATCGTTTCCAACTATAGCAATAATATTATTCAAGAATCTACATCTTTCATTTCTTGCAACTCTATCTTGCTGTGTAAAGACTCTATTGTCTGCGTTTGTTTGAAAAACATTAAGAGTCTGATTTATAATACCATTCTCAGACTGTCCATCTAGTGGTGCATACACTGAGTCAATTTCTATAGCGGGAGAATTAAAAGGTTGGTACAACCAACTGTCCGTTTCTGCAAAAGAATAAATATTTCTACTATCAAAGGAACCAGCAACTGGATTTGATGCAGCAGAGAATATTCCTACCTCTGTTATCTCATATCTTTCTTCTGTTGGAAGTTGTGCTGTTAATACTACCTTATCGATACCGTCCTCATTTACAAAACCCCTAGAGATAATTGGAACACGAAACATTTCAAAATCTAAAGACTTCTTTAGTGCGTAGTCTCCAAAACTACCCCCATCAGAAGCCACTGGGTTGGGTCCACAGCCCACAGCAATGTGAGAGGCATATGATTGTGTCTGCCCTACAAGATACTTGGCTAAAAGATTTTTACCTATATTAGTTATCATTAATTACTCCCATTATGTATTGTATCATCAAAAATTTGCCCACTAGACAATATCTGTATTTCTGCCTGGTCGCTTTCTTTAATATTGATTAAATTAATAACTAAATCACCTGTTAGTGGATCTATGTAGACTGACCTGCAGTTAGGAACCTTTGTCCACTTAGTCTTATCTGGATTTACCTGGCCTGGGGATATATAAACTGGCTCTAGGTCATACCCAGTTCCACAAACTGGTAGGTAGTCAAATATTGATAAAGGCAAAGACTTAAGGTATGAGTCAGATGCCTGGAGTCTTAAAACGTTGTTTGGGTTGTACTGTAAATAAAGATCTGTTAGGTTTTTAATTGGTGCATAGATAACCTTCTGTCCATTTACTAAATCGTGTCTAGATATTGTGGCAAGTTCATATCCGCCAATTTCTTCAAATATAAGATCTGTCATTATTTCAATAGACATCATCTCATCACCTGTAATAATTAAATCTGGTGTAGCAATTTTTACTGATTTATCTTCAGATGCACTTGCTGGGTATGGAAGATCTGCAGTTGCGCCAGTTGCCATTACACTACCTCACTTAAAAATACCGTCATGTCTGGACCTTCTAGGCTTCTAGAAAATTCAATATTGTATACAACAAACCTGCTAGATGGATTTGAAGCCATACTTACACCATTTTCTTGATAGTCTAAACTAACTATGTCTCCAAGTTGAATTGTTGGAATTGAAAATATCTTAACCCCAATAGACTTTCTTGGCTTTGTTGTTTTTTCAATCATCCATTTCATTAGGCTTGATGCCTCATCTTGTGATTGTATGTAGGTAGCATCTAATGCAAAATCTTTTTTACCGTATGTCATTCTGCTTAACTTTATGTCTTGGTAATCTTGCTTAAACTTAAATGGATTTGATATTAATTTATCTGCAACAAACTGAGGGTTTGACTCAAGACTATTCTTGTTAAAGTATTCATCAACTGTCAAATTGTTATCGGACTGCTGTGTAAAAGTAATTCCTTGAATTCTTAAATAGTTTCCGCTTGTCTCATCTAGGCTAAGAGCAGTATCTGTTGCATTAAAAATTAGAAACTCTGCGCCATAAGACCCTGCTCTAAAACCAGAAACCACGTATCCCTTTATTTTATTAAACGTTGGAGAGATTTTTGCAGTTAATGCTGGGTAGGCCTTATCATATTTAAAATTAAATACTGCTGCCTCTCTCATAATGCTTCCAAACTCTTCAAAATATATATCATATTTTGGAGGCTCAGAAGAACCTATTCCAGTAAGGTACGTATTTTGGATTAGCCCACTAATTGCATACTTCCTAAAAGATTCATTTGCATCAACCTCATTGTCTCCAAAAACAGAGTTAACTGGAGCACCCAAAGAAAAAGAAGTGTTCTGAGAATAGTTGTTACATAGAGCGTACACATTTTCAAACATTGCTCGTGTAGATCCTCTTGCGAATAAAGCAATATCAGAGTAAACTGGAAGAGGGTCTTTGTCGTCTACTGTCTTTATTAGGCTTCCATTCATATATAGGTAGAATCTTCTTGTGCTTCCTATGTCTTCGTACTCTACTGCCAAATCATATACCGTTGGATTTTCCTCAGCAAACACTCTTGACTGCCCAGTAAACCTTCCGTCATCAACAGTTATTGTTGCCAGTCCATCCCAAAGACCTACTGGGATTGCCTTGCCATTATCAGATTTTACTTTGTAGAAGAACACATTGCTGACACTTTGTCTTTGTGTTTTAGACAAGTCTCCAAGCCCAAGTGCTGCTATCTCAAAATAATATCCTACATTTGTAGTTGGATTTAGCATTACCGCAATACCAGCAGATCCACCAGCAATGTTAATATTTTTATCTGGAGTAGAACCGTTTACAACATAGTATGTTGATGACCCGTTTGATGTTTGTCCACGATCCTGGTTGCTTTCTATCTTACCAACAATTCTTAGTCTTGTTCCAAAGTGCTTATATTTTTTACCTTGTAAGGACTTGTGAACATATGAAATAAAATTTCTTGGTTTTTCTTTAGTATTAAAGTTTGGACCAGTTAGTGAAAGTGCTGATGATTGAACTGATCCTGGAACCTGCTGAGTGTTTGTAGTTATTTCTCCAACATTGACAGTTGACATAAAGTTTTTAATGATTCCAGTTCTAGAAGATGTTCTTGACAGTGCATCAGAAGATACTCCAGAATCAGTTAACTTACCAGAAGATGCAACCGTTGTTACAAGAGGCAGTTCTTTCTTTTCAAAAAGATGTTCCGAAGACATGTAGCAACCCTTTACATTATCATCAGATTTCCAATAATCAGATATTCCAGCAGAGTGTGCGACCACGGATGTTCCAAATTGTCCACGACCATGCTTTACTACTTCTCCATTTTGAAGTTTAACAACTCCAGACTGCTCAAAATATTTTGGCTCAGAGTAAATTCTTACTAGCCCCGTTGGATATATCTTTCCGTTAAATGGTAGTTTAGAAAAATAGTCTTGATAGTCTTCCGTAGAAGTTATCCATACATTTCCAAAACCAGTAACATTGTATTGAACGGCATCGTATTTTATAATTTCGCCTTGTGAATAAAAGTATCCGTTATATCTTGTAATCCAGTAAGCAGCCTCTCCAAGACTAAATGTATTGTTTATTACAATGTTATTTTTTACAGTTGGAACGTCTGCAGAAAGATCTGAGTTCAAAGGTATTGCGCTAAGAACATACGCTGACTGAGTGTTGACTTCATTGTTGATAGATTTTGTATTTTCTGTTCCAGAAACTTCCCACAAGAGAGCAGGCTTATATGTATAGAATCTTTCATCATCCAAAAGACTGGCTTGTCTTAAAGAGCCAATTGATCTTTGTATGTGCCTTGTCGTATAGTTAATTACTCCGTCGTTGTAAACATTATTTGGCTGAACAGATACAGAAATAACATTTGCAAGTTTAGCAGGGTTAACTGTTTTATTTTTAATCTCTCTGTCTTGAACTAAATCATTTGTTCCTTTAAGTTCAAATGTTGTTGGTCTTTGTGATGTGGTTGGCATTATGTAATCTTTGCTCATCATGACAAAGTTGTTGTATTCATCAAAGAACATTGCGGTTTGAGTTGACACTGCTAGATCTTGAAGTACTTCGGCAACGCTTTTATCTGGCCCAACAAAAAAGTA